CTATGCTCGTTGAGGAGTTCGGCGAAGCCGAGCTTCGGGAGATCGAACAGGAAGTGCTTGACAAAGCACGCGCTGCGTACCAGGCTTGGATCGAGTCAACGGGCCAACGCAGGTGGTTCGTCCCCTAAGCCGCGCCGCTTCCTTACTTCACGACTCTCCGTACCTGCTCATCGCTTACTTAGCCTTATGTCTACACGTCGTACATGGCCACGCTCTTATGCGGGGTTTGAGGCAATGCCTTGCATCCATTCAGTTCTCAAAGGTGCTGCTGATGGGGTTGATGGGGTTGGTATCCTAACCAAACCTCAGCATCTTCCTCCCGGCGACTGGGACGTTTGGGGCAACACTTGGATCGAAGCGCGTGCAGCATGGATTAAAGAAGTTGCACCTAACCTGCTTAACTTTACACGCACACTCTGAGCACATCGTTACTACACCTCATGACTACTGAGCAACAGATCCACACCCTGCTTACAGCGCAGAGGTTTGGAGGCAACTTTATGCGTAAGCTTGCTGACGCAGGCTTGGCTGCAGATCCGTCCAACAGGCTTACGTTGTTTGCAGCTTTCCCTGATCTGCAGCATTTCTACGGCCCCCTTAGCGCTTTTTACAGCGAGGAGCTGGGCTGATGGATCGCATTGCAGTTGAACAAGCATTCCGCAAGTGGTGGCAGGAGTCCTACGGTCTGCCGCCTGGACCGCACGCAGTCATGACCCACGTCGCGTGGGTTGAGCATGTGCTTAGCGGCCCCGCTCCTGAGCTGCCGAGTGGCTTAGTTGAGGAGTGGTCGAGCCTGGGTGGTGAGGCCACGCTGGCTGAGTCGGACCAGCACATCGCTAAGCAGGCTGTGGCCTGGACATGGGAGCGCCGCGCACTGGAGGCGCTACCTAAGTGATGGTGTATCTCATTTGGCTGCTGATGATGGCGACTGCCTTTCTGGCGATTGGCAATCATCCCTGGCTGGCGTTGATGACCATGGTCATTTGTTTCACGCTGAGGTGCTGCTGCAATGACTAAACCTCTCTCCCCCGCCGCGCAGGCGGTGCTGGATGCGTTCCGCCCCACCAGTCACCACCGAAAGGCCCTGGCCGCCGCCCTCCGCGCCGCTGCGGATCAGGTGATCCGAGTTCAGGTCTACATGACCCAAGAGGAAAGATCCATACGGGATTATCTCCTCGCCATCGCCGCCGAGCTGGAGGGCGGCAATGACTGAAGTAGATGACATTCTGCGTTTGGCTGCAATCATCCGTAGGGTTGACGGCAACCACGACAAAGGCGCTGCTGCGTTGGCGGAGGCAATCTTGAGCCATCCCGACAGCCGCTGGCAACACGCCCAGCCCGAGCCGCAGGGGCCGACGAATGAGGAGCTAGAGGATTTCGCACTGCAAAATGGTGGTGGCTATTTCAACTGCGACTGCCAGGAAGAAGCTGACATTCTCACCCGGAAACACATCAGCAACTATCGCGCCGTACTCACCCGCTGGGGCCGCCCCGCCATCGGGCCGGTGCCGGTGAGCGAGCGCCTGCCGGGGCCGGAGGATTGCGATGCGGAGGGGCAGTGTTGGTGGTGGGATGAAGACGACGACATGTGGCGTTTGAGCGAACACCGACCTTGGCTTCTTTGCTGGACGCACTGGCTCCCCCGCGGGGCGCTGCCGGTGCCTGCACCCGCCAACACTATTAACCAGAACAATTATTAGGCCATGGAAATCCAAACACTTCGCGGCAACTTTTCTCAATTCAGCAAAGGTTTGTCAATTCGCGTATCAGACGGAAATGCAACGCTTGATACTTACATTGACCACAAGGAATTGCGAGCTTTTGCTGCCATGCTTGTTGATATTGCCTATGACGCACTTTCCAAGATTGGAGAAGAAGCTCAAGATTGCCAATCGAAACTACGCGACTGTCTTGAGGATCTGCAAAGCGGCGATTGGAAAGCGCCCCTTGTCGAGCCGGTGCCTGGGGTGGAGGTGGAGTGATGGAATTGTTTATTTTTGGATGGTCGCTAGGACTGGCGCTGATGGCCCTAACGCTCTGTTTCACGCTGAGGTGCTGTTGTGATGACTGAACCTCTCTCCCCCGCCGCCAGGGCGGTGCTGGATGCAGCTTTCTCTGCCTATTGGTCTGCCGAACAGGAGGCCCCCAACGACGAAGGGATGATTGCCGCCGCCGCTCTTCGCGCTGCTGCTGATCAGGTGGTGCCAGAAGACTACAACCCACCCCGCACTGTTTTTTGCCCAGAAGCAGGTGCATTCGTGGACGGGAAGGAGTGTCGAAACGAAGACGTGCGGTATCAGCTTCTCGCCATCGCCGCCGAGCTGGAGGGTGGGGAATGATGGGTTCAGAGGGGGAAACAATATTTGCCGGAATTATGACAGGCTTTGCCGTCATTGCGATTTCGGGAATGTTAATGACTATCGGCGCAGTTCTGTCAGAAGAAGGTAACATCGAACGTGGCAGAAACGCCGGAATCATCTACTGCACCGAGCGACCCAAACAGTGCGCTATCGAGTACAACTACCTGAAGCTTAATGAGGTGAAGAAATGACTGAACCCACCACCACCGACTGGCGAGCCCTGTGCGCCCGCATGGCTGACGAACTGGATCACTACCGACAGCTTCTGATGGATGATCGCCGCGCAACTCATGCGTTGGCGGCTGAAGCCCGCGCCGCACTGGCCCAGCCCGAGCCGCAGGGGCCGAGTGATGAGGAGCTGTTGCGCATCTACCGAGTAGCAAGATATTGTTACCAAGTCGAAGAGTACAAAAGAGAGTTGGACTTCGCCCGCGCCGTCTTAGCCCGCTGGGGCCGCCCCGCCATCGAGCCGGTGCCTAAGCGGGAGGCTGAGCAGTGAAGCGCGACACCTTACGCCTAAGTTTGCACCAATCTATCGAGACTGGGCGCGATTACAATGGGCGCTACTTTATCGCCTACTCCAGCGGCACTTCGGTGTTCGTGCGCGACGTGAAAGAGTTGCGCCGCTTCCTAAGTGTTGGGAAGGGGCTACCTATGCGCGAATCGCTGGACTCGTGGCTTAGCAGCTTGGCGGACATGGATGCTAAGAGGAAGGGGGACGTTTCAGCGCCTGTTGGGGATGCTAATGTCGAAGGCTCGTTCGACCCGCTGGCCCATGGTATGGACGAATCAGACCCCCAATTCAACACTAAGACGGTAATTTAGCGCTTATGCGATGCCCAGGATGTGCGTGCCAGCGCAATAGCGTTGTCATGACGGCTTATGCCGATGGTGATCAGATCGTAAGAAGGAGGCATTGCCAAGCGTGTGAGCACCGCTGGTACACGCTCCAGGCGCCTGAGCTGCTTCTACCAAGCGATGCTTTCCGGTGGATCGAAAAGGCTGGAAGGCGACGCACTGTAAAGCTGCTTGAACCAGGCCAAGAGTAAGCTGCAGCGCTTAGCCGCGTTGCTTGGTAACCTACGCAAATCCCCATCAAGCCTATGACCGACTCTGTTAAGGATTACTTAAACGAAATCGCTAGGTATCCGCTGCTTACCGCGGAACAGGAGATTCAACTAGCGCGTCAAATCGAATGCGGCACTGCCCTAGCCGATAAGCAGGAACTTAGTGCTCAGGAAAAGCGCACACTTAAGGTGGCTGAACGCGCTAAGCGTAAGCTGATTAACTGCAATCTTAGGTTGGTCGTTAGTGTTGCTAAGCAGTACACGCGGCGGCTGAATGGCAGCGGCATGGAACTTATGGACTTAGTGCAAGAAGGTGCGTTTGGGCTTACACGCGCCGTCGAGCTATTCGATAGTAGTAAGGGCTATAAGTTCTCCACTTACGCTTACTGGTGGGTAAGGCAGGCAATTACGCGGGGAATTGACGCTAAGGAGCGGCTTATCCGTGTGCCGCAACATGGGCTCGACAAGGTGTATAAGGTGGTGCGCTTCCAGAAAGCGCATCTGCAGGAGCACGGCAAGATGCCGTCTGTTGCGCAGATGGCGGAGGAGGCAGATGTTGAGGTTGCGCACATGCAGACGCTGCTGGCCCGGAACGCCTGGCATCGCAGCCTCGATGCCCTGGTAAGTGAGACGGGCAGCCCAATCCTGGAGCTTATCCCAGACACCGACTCGCTGGATAGGCAGAAGGACTGCATGGAGAAGGATGAGAAAAGTGCAATGTTCCAGGTCGCCCTTGCCTGTCTAACTGAAGGCGAACTGCTTACGATCCAGCGCAGATACGGGCTTAATGGCGGCGAACCGATGTCACTGTCTAGCATCGCAGCTGAGGACAATGTTTCAAGAGAACGCATCAGGCAGCGCATCGAAGCTGCACACCTTAAAATGCGTCTGCGTTTGAAATCAGTGAGGCTTGTATGACTAAGCTTATTGGGCTTTATTCTCCTGCGCCTCGTAGCGGTAAGACGGTGGTTAGTCATGCGCTGGAGCGCAGCGTGTATGTGCGGGTGCCCTTCGCAGAACCGTTGAAGGAAATGGTGTTTCCGTTGCTTGTAAGTATCGGCTATACGCCGGAACAAGCTGCGCAGCGGCTTTATTCCGACAAGGAGCTTGTGCTCGACCACTTAGGTGTTAGTACGCGCCACATATTGCAGACCTTGGGCACGGAATGGGGAAGAACTTGCATAGCGCCTGATGTGTGGCTGCGTGTATGGCAAGCACGTATTAAGCGGCACGAGTACGTTGTTGTGGACGATGTAAGGTTTGAAAACGAAGCAGAGTTGATCCGCAGCTTAGGGGGTGAGATGTGGAAGATTACTCGTAAAGGGATGGTTAATACGCACACGCACGCCTCCGAGGGAAGCCTAGATGATTGGCCCCATTTTGCGCGTTATATTGAGAACGATGGAACATTAGAGCAGCTGCTTCATGCCGTCTCTCAGATACCACTCGGGCAGGATGGTGCTGATCCCCCAGGCTGAGGGGTGGATGCTGCGGCTTAAGACGAAGCAGGGCGTGCTGGAGCTGCCTTTGCGTGGTACGGAACTGGAGACGGCGCTTATGGAGGCCGAGCAGCTCTACGCCGATGCCCTGGTGGCGACGAATGGAAAAACGCGCTGCCAGCAGTGCATCCACTGGCAGTTCGTCGAGGGATCGTGCGGCCTGGGCTTCCCCGAGGGCAAGCGCAGCGGCGGTAAGCACGCCAAGGATTGTGTGGCGTTTTGGCTTGATAAGTAGCGTGGCGGACGCCGTGCAACTTAGCGCTAAGCTGCGTCGCTACGCTGCGGCGCTTAGCGGCCCAAATCGCGTAAGAGGTCGGCGGCCCACTCGTAATGCTCTTCGGTCGGGGCAGCAGGGCCGGGTTCTGCCATTAGTAGTGCTAGTTCAACCTCCATGCTGCGTATGCGCCCTAGGAGGTTGTCAATAAGCGCACTGCGGTGATACCAGTCAACAACTAGCTTGTCTACTAGGACAGAAAGTTCGTCGCGGCTTAGCTTAGCGGCGGTGCGGCGGTCCAGCTCTAAGCGCAGCTGTGTCTGTAGATCGAGTTCGGGTACGAGCCAATGTGTTGAGGGTAAGGCAGCGTCTTCATTAGCCATTGAAACACCGGGGGCACGAAGGCTTAGCTCTTATGCTAAGGCAATGGGCTTACCTCGTCTACAACGCATAGATGGCGCTGGTGCGTCGCTGTGGCGCGTGAGCTACGTGGGGATGGAACGCGACTTCGTGGAGGATTGGAAAGCCGTTGAGTTCTACCAGCAGCTACTTAGTCGTCCAACCAATCCTGAATCCTTGCTGCGCGTGCTGCGGTCCAGGTCGATTGAGCGGTAAACCAGTCGTGCCAGTTCTCGCTGCCCTTGCTGCGGTTACAGGCACGACAGGCCGGCACTAGGTTGCTTACAACGGTGTTGCCGCCTTTATGACGGGGTTTGACGTGATCTAAGGTATCGGCGGCGGCGTCACAGTAGGCGCAACAGTGTTGCCACGCTTCAAAGATCTGCTGTCTGAATCGCTGCTTTGCGGAGCGCTTGGGGACGAGAGATGTGCCATCAATCTGATGATCCACGCAGCTCCGGGATGGGTAGGACGTTGACCGAAAGACCTAAGATATGGTCGTTCGATGGAGCCAATTCTGTTAGGCGAGAAACGAAATCATCGCTCACATTTTCGGGATCGTCGTCTTCGCTTTCGACGACGATGGTGTACTCAATCTCAAGAACGTACTGCCTCATACGGTGGGGGTGCAGGTAATTTCAACGCCCCCGCGAGTGCGTGGACGCAGTGTAAGCCAGATTCCGCCGAGTGACTTCGGCATGACGATGCGTTCCACCGCCCATCCGCCGGTTCCTCCGAACTCCTGCTTGTAGGTGCCGCACTGGACGTGCCAGCGCTGCTCCACCCAGGCGCGGCCGTTCTGATCGACGCGGTAGCAGGAGTGAGCGACGACACTGCGCTCATGGTTATGGCCACTGACCAGGACATCGGCGTCCGGAGCGACCGCCGCATAGCGACCGCCGGCCATAACGCCCTTGGTGACGATGCCACCCCATGCGCCGTGATGAAAGAACAACATGCAGCGCCTGGTCTTGCTGTTGTTGTCCTGCGTAAAGCTGAACCTGATCCAGCCTTGATAACCCATGTGCTCGATGTTGCTGCCGTTGTTGCGCATCAGCCTTACAACATTCTCCAGTGGGTCAATCTCCTGATTGTTGCTTACGGCGGTTTCATGATTGCCATCGCCTGCCATAAGGATGATGTCTTGCCATGGCTTGAAGAACTCCGCCGCCTCACTGAATACGAGGTCAAAGTAATTACCGCCTAGGTGTTCTGGGCGGATGTCACCTTTGCTGGCTCGGCGGTCCTTTTTGCCCTGCATGAGGCAGAGCACGTCTCCGAACATAAGGACGTGGCCGTTCTGGGCGCGGCATTCATCGAGGTGCTTGCTCAGCAGCTTACGGTCACACTTAGGGTTGTCTAAGTGGATGTCACTAAGTAGCAGGAATGTCGCTGTTTCGGTAAAGGTTGTGTAGGGGATGCGCAGCTCTAGAAGCTCTGGCGTCTTGCGAATAGAGGTGATGTTCACAAGACTGGGTTCCATGTGTACTTAGCCTAAGGGGCGTGGCTTACAAGCATTGCCCAGCCGGTGCCTGGGCCATCAACCTCCCAGCGGCGCAACCAGTTTTTACGGCTGTAGGCGATTCCGGCACCTTTGGTGTGGTTGAGGTAGCCGCCGTTCACCATGTCGGCCTCGCCGTTCGGATCGTTGTGGATGTAGGCGCCGCTGGTTGCTCCGATGATCACGGACCAGTGGCCACCGCCGGTAGGCGCACCGACAGGCCCCTTATGCAGCCAGCCGACCATCACGGGGCGCCCTGCCTCCAGCTCGGTGTCGATCACGGCAGGGCTGCAGTTCGTGCGCAGACGCGCGTTGAGCCCTAAGGATTGCATCGCCTTGATCTGCGCTTGTGCGTCGGTGGTATCGCCGTACCTAGCGCGGATCTTGTTATAGGCATCGTCGCCGCTTACTTTGCCGTAGAACCGACTTACCATGGCAGCGCTGCTGCTGAAGCACTCGCGGTAACCTGTGCCGCTGGCGTTGTCGTTCTGCGCCTCATAAGGAACGCGCAACAAAATGCCCTGCTGTTGCAGTTGTGGGGTGCCTTTTTGCCACAGTGCCCCTTCGGCCTTACGGCGGCGCAGTAGGCCGGCTTCGACACTCGTACCAGGGTTGCGGTAAAGCAGCAGTGCCGCTGGTACGGCGGCGAAGTCCTTGTCGCGCAGCGCTGCGCTGATGGTGTCGAACCCAGGCTTACCGTAAAAGTCGGCGCCTAAGTTGTAAGCGAAACTTACGAGTGCGCAGCGTTGCGGATCGTTCAGTGTGCTCCAGGTTGGGACGGTGGAGCGGAGACGTTCGGCAATGCGGTCCACCTCCAGGCGGAGCAGCATATCGGCTTCGATTACGTTGATCTTGTCGCCACGCTGCACGGCGCTGCCATCCGGGAATCGCGTGGTGCCGTAACCGATCGTCCACGGATCGCCGCCGCTAAGCGGATCGGGATAGGCGCTAAGGTGGCAGCCTTCAAACTCCTTGATGATCTGGATCGCATCAGCTAAGTCGGTCTGCTTGCCTGGGACGCTCCAGGTCTTGAACCAGCTCTGATCTCGGCTTAGGAGTTGGGGAGCGCGTTTGTTTATTGCTGCTTCCAATTCGCTTACGGCGGCCATTTGATGCGGAAGGCCGCGATAGAACTTAAACAGGTCGCTTAGGCGCAATGGGCCGGAAGTCATGGGCGTTGCATGTGTTGGGGAAGCGACTGCCGATAAGCAAAGGCGCCTTTGATCTCAGACCAGATGATGGGGCTAAGCATTGCAGCAACCACTGCGAGGATGATTACTTGCGCCATGCGCGTTTCAAGGCGGCCAACACGAACGCCCAAGCTGCTGCGCTCCCCTTTGTCACTTGTGGCGGCGTCGAGCAGCTGCTTGAGTTGGCCCTCCAGCACGCCGATGGCGCGGAGGATCTCGCCGTGCGATGGCTCGCCCATTGGCTTAGCGCTTGCGGGATGCGATGCCGCGCAGTGCGGCGAGGATCAGCTGAACCCAGCCGTTGGCCTTGACGCCAGGCAGCAGGCTGAGGATTTCGGAGCCGGCCAGCAAGGAGGCCACGATGCCGGTTACTTGCTCGGGAGTAGGGGCGGCCATAAGTGGAGGTGTCGCATAGGCAGCCTAGCCCGCAAGGGTTGCATAGGCAGCGGCTCTGCACAATGGCGGCGCCGTAGCGTTACGCTACGGCTTACCTTGGCCGCGCCGCAGCTTTCGGCCGTGGCTGGGCTTGCTGTGCTGGCCCTGACCTTGGCGGGTGAGTTTGGGCTTGCCTGGTACATGCTCGACGCGGGCGGCGCCGGTTTTGCTTTTGACAGTCATGAAGTGACAGCCGATAGGCAGAGCTTACGCGGTTCCGTAGTCCGCGTCAACGTAGTCGGTAACTACGTAGGGGCCTATTGTGTATTCGCCCAGAACAGCCTGACTAAGGTTTGAGCTAGACGAGATGCTGGATACTTGTATGTAGTGTTTACCGGGCTTGGGGTTTTCTACGTCAAACACGAAACCCTGAACGTCTACGGTGACAAAATAGTCCGACTCGGGCCGGTACTTAACCCTGAACTGTCCGATGCCAGGGGGTGCCGTCCAGAAGAACGTGAGCTTCTTGACGGTGACGCCGTTGCGGTCGAAGTCGATCTCCGTACCACGCACATTCTGGGGGGCCGGCGGAAGTGGATTCAGTTGAGTGCCTTGCCGTGGCTGGAGCGGCACCGCATCCTCCACGTAAGCGTACTTCGCAGGGTTATAAGCTATTGCGGTTATTGCGTATTGGGAGCCGTCTTCTTCCTTTATTCCTAAGACGCGCCATAGGGTTGTCTCTACGATCGAGGTCTCCAGCGCCCAGATGGAGTTTGCATTAGGTGTGATGCTGAAGGGCTGTGTAACGGTGATTACACCGCCTGCGATTGTGGAGACCTGCCTGGTTTCTAGCGTTCCATCCGGCAGAATTACAGAAACAAGGGAGCTTGATGCCGCACCGCTTAGATCGGTTTCTGCTGCGTTGTCGATTGTAATTTGTGTGCTGGTCGCTGCGGCAATGCGACCGGCACGACGCGAACCAGCGTAGAGGGGGTCGGAGATTTTGATGATCTGACCGGGACGGATTTTTTGCCCAGCCTCCAACCCGGACTGGAACGTAACAACGTCTTTTTCGTAGCGCTCAGTGTAGATTAACCAGCGTCCCAGGCGGTTAGCTTGGCCCCTGCTTGTGCAGGCAAACGAGCTTATTTCTGTTTTTACGACACCATACTTATTTACAAGCTCGACATCCTCAGCTACCTCGTAAGCTGTGTCGCGCGTATCAAGATCCAAGTAGCTTACAACGGCCACATTAGGCCGCGTCTTTAGGCTGGAATTGCTGTAGACAAATCCGTCCTTAGATACGTTGGCGAGGGTGAATAGGTATGCGGGATCTGCGGGGCGATCTTGAACAACGGTAAGCGCTCCAGCGCTCCAGAAGCCCTGGCATCTCATTACGGATAAGAGGTCGTTTACGAGTCTGTAGGCGTCCTCTGATGTCTGGATATTTGCGTTGCAGGAGAAGCGGGCTTCCTCAGCGCCAAAGCCATCCGCAACCAACTCGTTGGCGTACTTAGAGGCGGCGTAGAAAGCCCACTTATCGAGATGTGTGGCTTTGATGTGGTCACCGAAACCGTAACGCGACTCTGTGAGCAGATCCCAGAGGATCCATGCGGGGCAGGATGTCCAGACCGCAGCTCCGAGGGTTCCGTTCCAGATGAAGTTGGGCGGGTAGATGATGCGACCCGTCGTTTGATCGACGGTTACACCGGCGGGTATCTGAACCTTGATGCCTTTGATTAGGTAACTGCGCTGTGGGATGGAGTTGAATTGCTGTGCGTTTACGCGGATGCCGACGAGAGCGCTGTTGGGGTAGCGCAGTTTTGCGTAGATAATCTCTGTATAGCTGCTCCATATTGTTTTATTATTCAGAAGCTGATCGCTGCTGTCTGCTGTAAGGCGCGTAACTTTTATGTCTGCGTTTATTCCTGCAGAGCGTGCGGCCAGCGGCACTACGTAAAGCTTTCGATATTCGTCTGATGTTCTTCCCGAGATAGTGTCTGTAATTACATCGGTATAGCCGCCACCGGCATACTGGACTGATATTTTTAGCGAAACAGAGGTGCCTAAGGTGTCGCCGGTATCCTGGTCAATTCGCTGCAGCGACGGAATGGAGATAGTAACTCGTACTGCGTCTACTTGAATGTCTGTGATCGTCTTTACGATGGGGAATGCCTGCTGTACCTCGACGCCGACTGGTTTTTCGTCTTCTACGCCGCCGCTGGCTAGGGGGATCCAGGTCTGGGTTTGTGTGCCGCTGCGGAGGTGGATCTCTACGTCCTGAAAGTTGTATGAGCCGTCTGAGTTCTGAAGTGCTGTATTGTTGAAGAAAATAGACTTGTAGCCATCTACCAAGCCTTCGATTTCGCCTTCGGAAATTAGGTCAAGGACATTAGCGTATTGTGTGGAGTTGAGGCTGTCCGCGTCGGTCCTGGGCTTGCGCGGGGCTGGTGCGCTACCTTTGCCGCCCGCGCCGGAAACGAGTGAGTGCAGTGGCTGTACAGAGGGTTGCGAGGATGTCATGGACTTACCACTTGCTGATTGGGCACTGCGCACCCTTAGCCCACACCTTAGCGTTCATAAAGCAATAGCACAGAGAGCACTGCCCAGTCAGCCTTATGTAGTGCTCGCAGGTATGGCATAAGGATAGGCGCTCGTCGGCCTGTACTTGCGTGGCGAGTGAACCCAGGGGATCAAAAAACATAGCATTTAGTCTGTAATGCCAGCCCACGTCGTTGTGACGTTTACGCCATCCGTGCTAAATTCAAATGAAATTGGGGTTACGGGATAAGGGTTGTCCTGGCCAACACCGCCATACCACTGTATGAGTGGGGAGTTGACCGAACCTGGAACCGGATTTAGCGGCACAGCAAACACCCCGCCCAGGTATCCGCCAAGACTGCAAGGCCCTGCCATTGTGTAAGTTTTACCAGGGAACCAGTCACGCTCCCCCTCCGGGTCAAGACCACAATGATCCGGTAGATCAGCAGCTCCTATATACCTTGCTTTATGTTGATCAGTGCGAAGCCAGCCTGATACGCCTCCTGGCGTAACTGCTCGCCAGTACGTGTAGGCAGTTGGCTCAAAAGGTACGTCAAAATTCTCGGTGATTACTGTGCTGCCGTCAAAGCATACGATATTGGCGGTAATTGTTTGGTCGTAGTCCAGCGACGTGAGCGCGTATTGACTTTGCGTTGCACCGGGGATAGGCACACCGTTGCGGAACCATTGGATTGACCTAATTTCGCATACATTTGGCGCGGTAAGTATTTGGTTCGGAGCTGTGCCAGATATTGTAATTGTGGGCGGTGGAGCGGAGGCGCCTACCTGCACTTCGTCAGAAATGCCTGCGGATATAACAACGCTACCTACTAGGGTCTTGCCGTAAACAAGCGGTACTGGCGTGCCAGCTCGGCTCGTCTGCTGAATACCAGAGAAGTTGTAGCTTCTTTTTGTGTCTGTTATCGAGCCTTCTCCCTGTCCTAGTCGCGGAACTGGCGTAAGCAGCTGTGCTACGCCGCCGAGCACCAAGCTTGCGCCTATGCCAAGAAGCAAAGGAGCAGCAAATGGGACGAAAAAGGAAAGAACGACAAGTCCGATGCCAGCTAAAATACGGCCCACGGGACCGGAGCCTTCGACGGCTGGCACAATCTTAATGGTGTCTACATTAGTTATATCGTGTAGTTCGTCTAGTGTTATTGCGGTATGCGTGATTACTTTGTAGTGCTTGTCAGCCATGTGCTGTTCAAGCCCATCAAAATTA